TCGGTGTCCTCGGCCAGGATGGCTTCGGGCACCTGCGAGCCATCGCTCGCAGAGGACACGCTGAGGACAAAGCCACCGAGACCAGCGGCCACCGCGATCTCGAAGGCATCACCCACATCGAAATCCTCGGGACCGTCTGCGATGGTGAACTTGACCTGGCTGGAGAACACCGCTCCCACAGCGACAGTGCCCAGCGCGTTGCCCTGGGGGTCGGTGACAGCGAAGGTGCCGCCGTTGGCGGCCTCGGCCGTGCAGACCACCGTGTACACGCCGGCCTGCGCGCCATCGAGGCGCGGCGTGGCCGGGTCCAGGGAGAGCACGCCGTTGCCGGTATTGCCGGGAGCCGCTGCAGCCGTGATCTCGCCGAGCGTTACCCGGCCCAGCAACGTGCCGCGCAAATGGCGGCCCACGAGCAGCGAGATGGATTCGCTGATCAACAAGGCGGAATTGCCCGCGATCAGTCCGCGAGGGATGAAACCCTCGCTCTTGTAGGTGGCAAGGAACGTCATGTTCTTGATCCTTCGGTGAAAGTGGGAGGCTGGATGGGACCGCCGCTCAGCGGCCCCGCATCTGGTTGAACGCGGCCGCTGCGCGCTTGCCGACGGAACGGCCTGTGTCGTCGCTGGATGCCGCTGGGCTTGCCGCGGCACTGCCAGGGGCGGCTGGCGGGGCATCCATGCGGTGCTGCTCTGCGGCTGCGGAAGTACGCGAGGCCTGTGCTGCAAGCACGGCTTGAGCAGCGTCGCCGACCGACGTTTTGCCGTCGAAAGCGAGCGTCTGGATCAGCTCGGTTTCGCCGTGGGCACTGAGGGCCAGGATGGCCTGGATACGTGTGCGTTCCTGCGTGGCACCTTCGTGGCGCCCTTCGGCCCGCGCTGCATCGAGGTCAGCCTGGGTGATGGTTTTGGCGGTTTCCTGACCGCCCGGGGGGGTGTTGCCAGACATGCGTGCTCCTTTGTCATCGGCGTTTGCGCGGGCGGCCTGCCCGGCTGGGAACGACCGCGCGCGAAGCGCGGCCAACTCGGAAATCAGTTGATCGGTGGTGGCCACGCGGCGGGCAAGTCCTATGTCCACGGCGGCCTGGCCGCGATAGACGGCTGCCTGGGTGGCGCGGATGGCCTTGGCCGTAAGGCCTGTGTTGCGCTCAACGACTGAGACGAAGAGGGCGTAGATCCCGTCGATTTCTTCCTGCAGGTCTTGCCGCACGGACTTGGGCAATGCCTCGTAAGGATTGCCATCGATCTTGTGGTCGCCCGCGTAGATGTGCGTGACGCGCACACCTTCCTTCTCCAGGGCTGCAGACAGGTCAACGTGGCGCATCACTACGCCAACAGAGCCCGCATAGCCGGTCTGGCTGATGGCAAGTTGGTCGAACGCGGACCCGCCAAGGTAGGCAGCAGAGGCGGCAAGGCTGTCCGCTATGGCGTACATCGGCTTCTTGCCGCGCAATGCATGGATGCGATCGCTGTACTCGAATGCGCCAGACACTTCGCCGCCGGGAGAGTCGTAGATCTGCAGCACCGCATGGACGTTGGGGTTGTCCATGGCGTCTTCGGCCTGCAAGGCCAGTTCGTTGTAGCCCAGCAGGTAGCTGGAGTCCGCATCCCTGCGGCTGCGATGCACCAGCACCCCACTGGCGTAAATGACGGCAACGCCATCGGTCACCACGTAGCCCGCGTCGCCTCGCTTTCCTCGCCTGGTGCTGAACATCTCGGCGGGCAGCACTGCTCCTGTTTCACGATCCACGGCCGTCAAGTCGAACTCTCCACCGAGCAGCCTGGGGCCTATGCCAGCAATGATCGCGTCCAGTTTCTGCGGATGTACAAGCAGCGGCGTGTTGAACAGCCGGGCCGCGATGTGCGGATACTTCATGTTCATGGTTTCACTTTCTGGGCGCGGGGCCAGTAAGGGTGCGGTTGACGTCGTTGACCGAGCGCTGCAGTTCCTTCACGTCATCCTTGATCTCCCTGAGCGTTTCCTTCAGGCGCCCGTCCTGCTCGCGGCTGCGCTCGACCACTGCGGCAGCCTGGGACTCGACGACTGTCACGCGCTTGTCCAGCGCGTTGTAGGCCGTGAAGCCCGAGACGATGAAGCCCACGAAGGTGAGCACATGCCCGAGATTGATAGTGGGATCGAACGCAACGCGGCGGCGCTGCACGTGCTCGACCAGGGGCGAGAGGTCACTGTTCATGCGGATTCACCTTCAGGTGGGTTTGCCTCGCCGCCAGCCTTCGGCGGCGCGGCTGCGCCTGCCTTCGGGGTCGGGAGGATGTTGGCTTTGCGCAGCCGTTCCTCCTCGGCGACCTTCTGGTCGAACGTGTCGTTCCAGTCGGTACCGAACAGCTCCCACTCGGCACGCTCACGGGACATGAAGCGCGCATCTACGGCGTCGCGATAAGCCGCCACTTCGTCCTTCGGGTTGATGCTGCCCATGCTGTCGCCGTGCCACAGCGCGCGCGTGTAGGCCCAGCGCAGCAGGGGGTCGGTGAAAAATCCGGGAGCGGTGACGCGACCTCGCGCCACCGCCTCGGCCATCCATGTTTCGTAGACCGGCTGGCAGAAGGTGCGCGCCAGCCAGGTTCGCACCGAGCGGAAGTAGATGGCGGCATCGAGCAGCGCGGCACGGCTGGCCGAATAGCTGGCGTCGAACTTCTTGATGAGCAGTTCGTAGGGGATGCCCAGCGCCATGCCAATCTGGCGCAGCACCGCGAGCACGAACGGATCGAAGTTGGGGTTAGGCCGCAGAGGATTGGCAAACTGGGCTTCCTCGCCCTTTGCAAGATCAACAATGGCCGCAGGCCCCAGCTCGAACACGTTGCCACCTGCGCCACCCTCGCCTGGCGCCCCGTCGCCTTCGAAGACTGGCGGTACGGCATTGCCGGCATCGCTCTTGATGAAGACGGTGAAGTAGCTGCTGATGACCGCTGCGGCGATCTCGGCCTCGGTGTACCGGGTGAGCTGCTTGATGCACCCGACAATGGGTGCCAAGTACGGCGCGCCACGTGGCAGTTCCGGGCGCAGCTTGCGATAGTGGTGCAGGATGCGACGGCGCCCAGACCGCCCCAGACGTTCATACCAGCGGCCCGCCCAGCGGTTGCCCGCGATGCACGCGCCGCCAGGGTGGCGGTCGTAGATGAAGTAGCCCAGCGGCACACCGCCAGGCCCCAGCTTCACGCCGCCAGCCATCGCATCGCTGTCGCGCGCGCCCTGCGGGTTGCCGCAGCGGTCCCCCTCCAGCAGCTGGATGCGCAAGCGGTAAGGCTGGGTGTCAGTCGGTTCGCCGTCCGGCAAGATGGTGAAGGTGTCGCCGCTCTCCAGAGTGCTGCGCAGCAGCAGGCCCTGCTGGTCGAAGAAGTTGAGCGTGCCCGCGATGTCGCACTCAGGGCTGTCGGCCCACAAGCTGAACTCTGCCTGGACATGCATCTTCCACGCCACAGTCTGCTCAACGCTCCAGCCAAGGATGCCGCGATGCGGCTGCACGCTGAGCGCGAGACCGGTGCCGACTACCCGATCCACATTGGTGTTGATGGCACCGAGGGCTATCGGGCTGGTGCGCACGAGTTCGCGTGACTGCCCACGCTGCAGCGGCAGATCGCGCAGGCTGTCTGCCTTTGCATCGCGTGGCGCAGGCCGCCACCGGCGTGAGCCTCCGTTATCGCGCCCTCCGGCATCAAAGGCACCGCTCCCGTACAGTGCCTCATCGCCGCCAAGTGACGCAAGCACGTCGAACTGCATCCGGCTCTTGATGCGTTTCAGGGCATAGACCGGCGCGACACGCCGCACCAGCCTGTCGAGGAGGGAAACGTGCATGTATCAGTACCTCGGGCGCAGGTAAGAGACGCGGCCACGCCCGGTCGATGCGGCAGTGAGGCGCGCGATCTCCATGCGCACCTCGCGAATGCCGTTTTGCACCTGCTCCAGCTCAGCCCGGCGCGTGCGGCGCGCGGTGCCACCGTTGCCGACCTGGTACTCCTGGGACTCAAGAATCTTGGCCTCTGCGGCGAGATACCGGGCCAGACGCTGACGCGCGTCCTCAAGCTGCGTAGCGATGGTGTTTGCGCTCATGCCCAATTGCCTCCGCGCGCCTTGAGCGCTGCAATAGCCTTTTCAAACTCGGGACGAAAGCGCTCCAGCGCCACTTTCTGAACCACGCCGGAAAAATCCAGGCGGCGGCTGTAGTCGGGCGCATTGCTGGTGAACACAAACAACGCACGAATGCGGTGCCCTTCGCGGCGCCAGATGCCGCTGGGGCGACTCCCGCCACGTGGCATGCCGACGAAGAGGTCGTTGGCAAGCTGCCGGCCTTTGGCAAGGCGCTTTCCGGTACCGCGTTCGCGCGTTGCGCTGGCAGCACGGATGTTTTTCAATGCACCGAGGATGGTGCGTACCTCGGCACCCTTGACGTTGCCGCTTGCGTCAAGCGACAGGCCCGGGCCAGGCATTGCGTATTGGGATGATCCCAACACACCGGCGTAGCGCATGGCGTTCTCCATGCGTTTGTGCTTGCGCACGCCACCCTCCACCTCGGGTTGGAGAAAATTCTCCGGGGCGATGCCAGAGCCTTCGCCCGCGTTCTTGACCATCACACGGGCAGAGAGGTTGTCCTTGCTGGCGGGCTCGATGCGCAGCGCGTTCAGCGTATAGGCAACCGGGTTGGCAAACACGCGACGCATCTCCGCAGGCAGTTCCGTGCGCTGTGCATGCTGTGCGCAACGGGTGAGCGCGGTAGCGGCTGCATACGGCAGCATGCGTCTTGGCACGTCACCAATCTGCGCGGCGACGGTGGCAATGTCGATGCCACTGCGGCGGACTGTGATCATGCGATTCGGTACCCCAAAACAAAGCCCCCGGAGCCTTTCGGCTGCCGGGGGCGGGCTTCACAACTGCGTTGTGGACTATGGATTTTCAGCTAGGCGCAATTTCGACACCTACCTGAATTAGGGTGAATTTTGGGCCAAAGTGTCTTATGGAGTCGAGCGTTAAAGTGTCTTATCTGGATATGACAGTTTTTTTATTGCACAAGATAGAACTTTGGTCTAAGCATTAGCCTTCGCAAACTTCAATCACACACCGTCTTGCTCACCATACGGGTCTTGGTTACCGGTATCGTCACGGGGGCAGGCGAAACATCATATGGATGCATGCAGATATATCCAGAAAAAGTATAACTACAATGTTGGCATGGGCCTGGGACAGGCTGAATAACCGTCTGATAGTCTACGTACTGCTCGGAAACCAACTCTTCTCTACATGAAGATGCACTGGACAAAGAGCCACCAGAAGCAGCGCATTCACCGATATTTACGGAACGTTGCGTACCTGTTGGATATCCAGGGGATGCAAAGTGCCCCATGTAGGCAGTCTGCAACATCATGCGCTTGATGTCTCCATGATACCCAGCCTGAGCCAATACTCTTGCAGCCCAACAATCAGCCTCAAGCTCTTGTTTGGCCGTCCCCCCGGTATAACGCTCCAGATGGCCCAGCGCGCTGGTATGACCGAGCCTGTGATGCGCGCACTCGTGAGCCAGCACAAAGATCCGAGGAGCAGTCCAGTTCGCCATTGCCCCGCGATCCATATGGATATATTTCCTACCGTATTGATCCGTCCGAGCGCTTGCAGTTTGAGGATCATCCCCAACGACCACCGGTAGTTTGCAGAAATCATCGAAACCAGCAAACATTGCCTGCGCTTGCGCAGAATGCGCAAGAAAGAGCAAAAAAACGCCGAGCATCGTCGTGAGAAGCTTCATCGTTCCCTCCATTGCCTGTAACGGGATACTACGACAGCAAGTCGAAGTTGGCTACTCTTTCGCACGCGCCGTGTGCTCCGCACGTGCAGACTGAAGAGCCCGTAGAACTTCTTTTTCTTGCTCCATCAAGGCAAGAGATGCCGTGCGCAGACGCACCCGAAAAGACGCGAGTAAAAAGTAGAAGTGTGATCGGCTGATCTCTAGCGCAGCGGCGGCCGACTTGATCGGTGTAATCCGATGCACGTAATAAAGGTCAAAAACTCGCTTGTCTAACGTGTCAGGTTGGCAAAGGTATGCCATATGCATAGCAGCCAACTCCGCACTACACAAGGCATCAGGCCCCCCGGGCTGCAGTGGCCGCGTGCGGGTTCCGCTGAGTTGCCCAAGCACGGAACCTGTAGAAGGTGCCGGAGCAAATAGACGGCGTGTGGCCTTCCAGGCGACCCAGCGCTCGCACAGATCATCAAGATCACGCTGTTCATTGTTGAGCGATGGCGACACGTCTTCGCCGTTGGTCAACGGTGCAGGCGCGGCCAGCCGCAAGGCGTCGGAGTCTATGTGGTTGGGGGTCTTTTTAGTCATCGGCGTAGTCCTCGTGAACGCATGCGCCGCCCGCTGTTGGCAGGCTGTGGATTGAGTTGTGCCGGCGCTGCCATTGGCGCCAGCGCTGGGATGGATGCAGGTGCGGGACTGTCCAGCGCATGCGGCGGATGTACAGACGTCTGGACGGCGGGCAATGCAGGCGCATTCAAAAGCACGGCATCCGCTGGTGCTACTGGCGGCGTGGAATCTGTCGTTGCAGCGACTTCAAGCGCGAACAGCCCACGCGTGGGAGGGATCAGCTTGTCGCGCAAGCGCTTCCAATCCATGGCACTCCACTTGTGCAGGCCCAACTGGTGCGCCAGGGCGAGGTTGTACACACTCGTGTCCCAGGCCTCATTGCGCACGCCATTGGGCTTGACCCACTTGCGCACGGCATGGCCCTTGCGGTATTCGGTGCGCGGCTGCTCGGCCACCATCATGTCAGCCCACTCGCTAGGGAGCTGATCGTGAAAATGCATGGCGCCCGGCCCCTCGGTCAGATGCATGCGATTGGACAGCCAGTCTTTGGCGGTGTCGGTGCCAACGGCCCACAGCTCGACGCCCCCTGGCACCTTGTTGCCGCCCCAGTCAATGTCCATGCGGTTGGGTGAACTGCTGATGATGGGCTTGTTCGGGCGCGGCGTACCGTGGAACACCACACACCCGAGTGCCTTGCGCGGCGCGCCGTAGTTGTACACGTCCTGCGTGTTGGAGCCGGCCGAGTCCACACCGTAGGCGCTTATTTTGATCGGGTTGCCGCTGGCATGCAGCAGCGGTGTGCGCTTGATTTCATCAAGCCGCCGCCACACACTGCCGGGCGTGTCAGGCGGCTCAGTGGGCGAACCATTGAGCACGATGTAATCGATAACCCAGTGTTCCAGTCCCGGCCCCCAGGCTTCGATCTGCAACTCCAGCCGGTTGGGCTGTGTATCGCCGGCCATGGTCACGACCAGGGCCTGGTCAGGAACCACGCGGGGGGTGTAGTTTTCGGCACGTGCGCGCAGTTGTGCAGCCGTTGTGACGGTTTCGGTGTTCTTGTAGCTCAGCCCGAGGCGAGTGTTGTAGAACACCTGCATGGCTTCATGGTCGCCGCGCTTGAGGCGGTCTTTGGCGCGCGCGTACTGGCGGGCGAGCGACAGCCAAGTAATGGCGCCGATGGGCATGTAGAACGCCGACATGGTGAAACTGATGGTTTCGCCATCGCCCACGGCAGTGGGAACCCAGCGCGCCTGGCCGCCGCCGTCTACATCGGGCAGGATGGCGGCCTTGTGGTGTTCTTCAATGTCGCAGCCGCAGCCGGGACAGGTGAACCAGGCGCGATCCATAAAGCCGGTGTCTTCATCACGGCGGTAGTGGAAGTTCCCCAGCACCAGTGCGTGCAGGTGGCCGCAGTGCGGGCAGGGTACGTGGTATTCCTCGCGCGTCCCCATCTCGAACAAGGTGTCGATCTTGGAAAGATGCTCAATAGACGGGCTGCTGGTGTAGAAGAACTTGGCCTCGTTCTCGTACTGTGTTGCGCGCGCCTCTGCGATTTCAACAGGATCGCCTTCACCATCCACATTGAGCTGGGCGCGATCGATTTCGTCGAAGTAGATGTAGGGAGCCGAGACTTCTGCCAGGTTCGCCGCCGAACCCGCCGTGTTCATGTAGAGGGTGGCGTCGCCCTTGAAGTCCTTGGCCTGGACGGTGTTGCGCGAATCGCGGCTCTTGGCTGCGGCCACGCATTCCCGCAGCGCGGGCACGTTGCGGATCATGGTGGCCACGCGCGCGCTGAAGCGCTTGACAAGCGTGTCGGTGGGTTCCAGCGCCAGGATATTCTTGGGCCTGCGATGGATGAGCGAGGCGATCCAGTTCAAGGCGGTTTGCGTCTTGAACATCTGCGATGCCACGCGCGCCACTACCCGCTTGCACGGGTGATTGGGCGAGAGCACCTGATGCACGCGGCGCGCCGGGTAGCTGCGCTGGAATCGGAACGGGCCGGGTTGAGGGCTGCTCTTGGGCAGCACCATGAATTCCTCGGCCCATTCGTCGCAACGCAGCTCGGGATCAGGGCGCATGGCTTCGATGGCCGCATCCATGACAAGGGCGTAACCATCAGGTCGGCTCATTCAGCGAACCCTCCTGCTTCCATAAGCGTGACAAGTTGCGCGGCTGCAGCGGCTTCCCGCTCCACGTAGCAAACGGTGCGGTGCTCGATGCCAAGTAGGCCGAATGCGGCGCGCACGCCTTCTCCGAGCATGCCAACGCCGGCGCAGAGTTCGATGGAATGTAGAGCCACATCAGCCACCCTCGGCCTGTGGAAGTTGGTCGCGTAGCCGCGCTTCAGCTGCCAGCAGGGCGCCGCGCAGCTCGTCGGTGATGACGCGCTCGATCTCGCGGGAGTCTGCCAGGCCGACCACCTTGGCCGCAGCCCGCGGGGGTGTGGACATGACAGCATCGCGGAAGGCCCGAAAGGCGTCGAAGGTGCCACGCTGGACGGCTACGCGCTCAACCAAAAGCCCCGCCTCCTTCGCGTTCTCCCGCTCTTCACGCTCCACGGCGGCCTGTTCCCGGCGCGTTCGCAACGCGAGGTAGTTTTCTTTCTCGCGACCCGTTTCTAGGCCCAAAGCACCCGAATCCAAGGCCGCAGGGGCGGCTTCCGGCGCCAGGGAGAGCACCTCCCCGGCCTCGGCCCCTGAGCGCCCGCTGTCGGCCCTGGCGCGGGTGTTTTGCTGCCATTGGATGTCGGCCACAGCCGGGTCGATCTTCCCGTTGATCAGGGTGATGCGCCCTTCTTTCACAGCCTTCGCCACAGCGGACTTCGCAACGCCCCGGCGACGGGCGTATTCAGCCTGGGTGATCAACTCCATCCGCCCGTTCACTTCCACCCCCGTGGTTCACCGTATGGTTCACTTTTCCCCAGCCCAGCCACTGGCGCGCGCAAGGGGGTCGAATTACCCTTTGCGGTTCGCGCCCCGGGAGTACCTAGAGGGGGGGTGCCCCGGGAACAACACGCCTCTACTACGGACGCGGCTGTCATGGCCGTCGCCACAGACGCTCCCGCAATGGCGAACCTGCGCCCATGCAGCGCCGGGATGGCATCGGCAACGCCCGACGTGATCCACAGTCGTATCGGTCTCTTCATCTTCTCTTCCCTTTCCTAAAAATGAACAGGTGGAGTTACGCGGTTGCGCGCGCGTGTAATGGCGAAACCCGCGCCACGCCTAGCGAGTTACACGGTTGCACGGTTACACGACACACACGCATGCATGTACGCGCCCATGCGCATGCGCTCGCCTGTGCGCCTGCATGCACACATACGCGCATGGCTGGCATAACGGCATAACCGCATAACAACCCGCGCCGGTATTGGGTTTGGCTGTTATGCGTCGGCGTAAGCGTGTAATGGGAAAACATCATTCGCTCCCCTCACCGCCGTGGTGCGAGCCGTCAGGGGCCGGGGAGCCGCTGCCATAGCCCAGATAGCGCCGCAGGCATTCACCGAAGTCGGCCACGCAGGACGTGGCCCACTCCCCTTCGGTCATACGGTTGTCACCCTCCTGCTGCTGCAGGACGGGCTCTGCCACAAGGTACATGCGCGTGGTCTTCTTCCCTCCGCCTGGCTGATCCACATTCATGGCTTTCACCCTGGGGTACGGGGATTTGCCCTGGCTCTCGGCAAAGCGCAGCATCGTGGGCGTGAATTGCCCCTGTTTGAATGGATAGCGATCGCCGGTGCGCTGGCACCACTTCATGTACGCCTGGTAGGCCTGGCTGATGCTGCAGGCCATGTAGGGCAGGTCCAGTTCGCCGCCGGCCCACTCGTTCCAGAAAAGCTCCGGGCTCTTGCGGTTCAGCTCGATCAGGTTCTGCTTTGCTCCCGTCATGGGCGCGGGGGCAAAGGGGTCGAAGTCGGCCAGCGGGTAGTTGAGCAGGTATTCGTAGAACGCCGAGATGCCCCCCTCATCCCGCCAGGCCCGCAGCTTTTGGTAGAAGTCGCGCTCCCGCGCGCGGGGCGTGTACACCACCAGGTAGCGCCGATCCGAGTTATCCAGCGCGAGGGGCTGCAGTTCGTTGGACAGGAACGCGACGTTCATCTGGTTCCTCTCCTCGCGCCGGGGCAGGTTCTTCGGGTTGATCTGCACCGTCTCCGACGTGATCAGCGCCTTCAGCCTGTTCTTGTTGTGCACCAGTTCGGCCCGGCTCGACACCTCATCACCGACAACGAAGAGCTTGCACGACCGCCAGTCGTTGAACTTGTCCTCCAGCTCATCCTGGCCAACGACGACACCATATTTGCCATAGATGGCAACGACCGTGTCGAAGAGGAAGTTCTTCCCCGCCCCTTCATCGCCGTGCATGATGACCGAGGCGCGCAGCTTGGCGCCGGGGTTCTGCAGCGGGTACGCAAGCCAGCAGAGCAACCAATGCATGATGTCGTCGCAACCCTCCTCATGCTCATGGGTCTTGCTGGTCAGGAACCGAATGAGCTGCAGCATCGGCTCCACATCGCCCTTCTCCGGGCGTAGCTTGATGCCATCGAACAGGTTGACCGAGGTTTCCGGGTCCGCCGTCATCGTCGGGTCGAACACCACGTTTTCCTGGCGCACCGTGCGCCGGCGCTCGCTGCCCTTCCACAGGCGCACCATCTCCGAGCCATGGGCGTGCCCCATGTTGCTGATCTTCATGATCAGCCGCTCGCTGTCATCCCACACCGTGTCCGTACCGTAGATCAGCACGAAGTTCTCGCACAGGTGGTTGAACTTGCCCCAGTCGATGGTCTTGCCCTTTTTGGGCCCAGGCTTACCCGGCTTTTCAGGGCCACCGCCGCCACCCCCATCCCCCGACTCGGGCGCAGCTGCGCCTTCTTGGGGGGGCGGGGGGCCGGGCAGAGTCTGGCCCGACACGTCACCCCCGCGCCCTCTGCCAGCGCCGAAGTCCACGTGAACGACAGATCCATCCAGCGGCGCTGGCGCGCCGAGGGCATCGATGGCACGCGCCTCTTCGGGCGCGTGCGGCTGTGGCGTCAACGCCCCGCCTTGTGGCCCGCTGTCTGGCGTCTCGTCAACCATAGAACCTCGCCATCGCCGCGACGACGCCAGCCAGCTGCAGCCGCACGGCATCCAGCCCCTGGCGGACGTGCAGGTCGTTGAAGTCGGTATCTTTCAGCGCACGGGTGGCCGGATCGAAAACCGGCACCACGAAGTCGCACCCCTCCACAAGCCTTGCCACCTTGCGCGCGGCCGTGCGGCCTGGGTTCGTCAGCTCCATCGTTCGCTGATCACGCGTCTTCCAATCGTCATCCGCCAGAATCAGGATGCGCGTGCGCGGGTACAGCGCGCGCAGCAATGGCACCACATGCGCCAGGTTGCCGGCATCCAGGGCCACGAACACCGGGTGCTGACGAAACAACGCCATGCGCGCCGTCAGCCCCGTGGCATAGCCCTCGGTCACCATCAGCAGAGGCGAGAGGCCAGGGTCGATCTGCCCCAGCCGCACGCAGCACCCAGGCTTCTCAAACCCCTTGGTGAAGAACTTCTGCCCATCGGGAAGGATGCGCTGCACCGCCCGCAACCGCTGGTCAATCGGCAGGTCGTAGCGCATCAGCGGCAGCACCAAGGTGCCATCCGGCAAGAACCGGCACCCCTCGGGCTCAACCTGTTTACGGGCAAGGTAAGGGGATGAAACGCCATCGCGGCAGGCCTTCGCAAGCAACTCCGCCGCGGTCATCGCCGCCAGCGCCGCTTCCTCGGCCCTGGCCTTGCGCTCCGCTTCTTCCCGTATGGCCTTCTCGCGTGCCGCCCGCTCACGCTCTGCCTCGTTCAATGGTGTCCAGTCCACATCGACCTTGCGCCACTCGCCCGTGCGGTACGAACCGTAGGCACCAACGATATAGGCCCCCCCCACATCGGGCTGGAACGTGTGGAGCCTCACCCAGTACTTGCCCCCCTTGCCCACCGTGCGTTTGCGCCCATCGGGCTCGATCTTGTCCGTGCGCCGCAGCACGACGCCGAAAGCCTCCAGTTGCTCAAGGACTTGCCGATGGTTCTGCATCAGGCCCCCGGCTTCATGCCCGACTGGATGCGCTCCAGCCGCCCCGCCATCTGCTGCACGGTGCCCATGAGCTGCTCCATGCCACGAATCAGCAGTTCCGCCTCGGTTGCCGGGTTCACGGGAACGGGGGGCGCATAGCCCGCCTCGCGCATGTAGTACGCCGCCAGGTTGTGGAACCCTGTTTCGCGCGCCATGCGCATGATCAGCAGCACCTGGCCAGGGTTCAGGCGCTCCGGCCGTGTCGGGTTCAGCGCATCCAGCAAATAGCGCGACGCGGCGTCGGGCGTCTTCTCGGGCCAGAGGACAGCGCCCACCGTCTTGGAGCCGCCAAGCCGGTTCACGGCATCCTTCAGCGCCTCTAGTTCGTCGTCGTACATCAGGTCGTCATTCATGATCCAACGCTCCTCGTGTGCGTGTTTCTTTCTTTTGGAAGGCTTTGGAGAGGTGCAACCCATCGACCGCATGGCCGCGCTTGAGCAATGCGCGACACAGGGCCGCCTGATCCCTGTGGCTGTGGGTGGCCTGCCGCACCAAGCCCAAGTAGCTATTGCCTGCGGCAAACACATCGGCGGCCGGAAGCGTCTCAATCCGCTGCAGCGCCACGTTCAACGTGCGCCGGCGCGTGGTGCGCCGCCAGGGCTTGACCACGTGGCCAACGAAATCGATACCGCGATCCACTGGCTGCCGAATCGTCTTCGCTGGGTTCAGATGCAGGCCGAGCTGCGCAGGCAGGAATCTTTCGATGGCCTGCAAGCACTCGCCTAGACGCCACGACGATTCGTGCAACAGAACGAAGTCATCCACGTACCGCACGTAGCCGCGGATTCGCAGTCGGTGCTTCACGAACTGGTCGAGCGGGTTCAGAAGCACATTGGCGAAGAACTGCGACGACAGGTTGCCTATGGGCAGGCCCGTATCCGGCGGTGCGTTGAACAGGCTCTTGTGCGGCGGCACCAGCGCCAGCTTGCGCGCGCTGCCGCGCACCTCCACGTCCTCGCGTGGATCGTGGAACAGCACCGTGCGGGCCAGGTCAAGCCACCAGCCGTCCGGGATGCCCGGCGCCAGATGCGACCACAGCACAGTCTTGCTGATGGACACGAAGAAGTTCGCCAGATCGCACTGCAGATAGTGGGCTGGGCGGCTCCAGTTCTGCGAGACCGACCGCACGTCGATCTCCAGGCGGCGCCCAGCGTAGAGCGTTCCGCGACCGGGGATGCAGGCGCAACTGCCCGCCACGAAACGGGCGTGGAAGTGGGGTGCGATGCGGTTGTAGAGCAGCCAATGCACGATCCGGTCACGGAACCTCGCAGCCCACACCTCTCGCGGCTTCGGCCGCATGACGACGAAGCACACCGAGGGGCCTGGCCGGTATTGCCCGCTGCACAGCTCCTCGTAGAGATCCATCAGGTGGTACTCGAGGCGGGCCTCGAATGCGAGCGCGCTCGCCGTGTTGCGCTTGTTGCGCCGGCAGTCGATGTAGGCGCATAGCAGCTCCTCGAAAGCAAAGGGAGGGGATGAATCTGCGGACAGCCCGAACGGCACCCTCGACGGACACGTTGTTGGTGTTCTGGTTGCCGTTGTTGAAGTTCTGGTACCAGGCGGAACCGGAACCGGCCTGCAATGGTTCGTGCAATCAACATCGCCCCGGCGAAGGCTGGCGCCGATCAGCGGGGAAACTGCGCCGGGCCAGGCCTGCGCGGACGCAGCGGTTCCCGTGGTGCGCATGTCGGTGGCCTCGTGGGCCAGCGGCACGACCAGATTCATAGAGCGCACGGGCATGAGAGCCTTGACCGTCATGCAGCAGGCACCTTTGCGGAACGATGCCAGCCACCACCTTGCCGCCCGATGCTCTCGAGCAATTCGATAGAGCGCGCCCACAGGCCGTTACCTACGTACTTGCGCTCGTAGCACACGCGCATCAGCGCCTGCACAGCGTTCACCCGTACCAGCAACATGCGCAGGTAGCTCACGCGCTCCTCACCCTGGCTGGCGTTCGCCAGCGCCATCAGGTCGAGCATCTCGGTGCAGTGCCCCGTGATCTTCTCGCCCAGGAAGCGCTTCTGCTCGCGCGGCATGTGCTGCTGCACTTCGTATGCCAGGTCGAGCAGTTGGCAACCGCGCCGGTAGATCGGCAGCTTGGTGTGAATGGCCATCAGAAGGACTCAAGGACTAAAGTGCAAATCTGCGGACAGCCCGAACGGCACCCTCGACGGACACGCCGCTGGGGCCTGGTCGCCGAGGTCGAAGTACTGGAACCAGGCGGAACCGGAACCGGCCTGCTTGCTGAGCCAGTGCCACTCCTTCGTGTCGAGGTGCTCCCGCACGTGGGCATAGAGCAGCGCACCTTCCGCGGGCGTGGGCAGATGCGCGCCGCCGCCCAGGCTTGCTGCCCACTCCATGGCCGCAGCCCAGCACTTGGGCATGGGGCGGGCGTCCAGAAGCACCAAGTGCTCATCCGGCCCGCCGTCTTCGCCACGGGCTACGCCCACGTAGACGCCGTCCACACCCGGCCAGCACTGGCCGATGGCTGGTGCTCGGGGAAAAGCCTCCAGCTTGGATTCCTTGAACACAGTCATGGGACTGAGGCCCAGCAGCTTTTTAATCGGAGAGGCGGGGGTGTGAATGTGGACGTGCAGGCTCTCGATGGTCGAGTTGTCGATACGCATGTCGCTGCTCCTGTAATGGCTGAAAGGACTGAAGGACTAAGCACTCAGGGGAATCAAGCGGACAGCCCGAACGGCACCCTCGACGGACACGTTGCCGGGGCGCTGGATGCCGTTGATGAAGTGCTGGTACCAGGCGGAACCGGAACCGGCCTGCGTGCTGCTGTGATGCCAGCGCTCTTCGAACGCCTGCGCGCCACCCGTGCGGAAGTCCGGCACTTCGGTCTGCAGGATCTGGCCGTCGAAGTAGGGGTAGCCCGGCGGCACGCTGCTGGGGTTGTCGCCGTCGCGGAAGCTGCAGCAGGTCTCGTAATCGCCCGGCTTGAGGTGGCGGTAACCCAGCTCCAGCACATCGCGCGCCGGCAAGGCCCAGTCCTCGAAGCCGCCAATGCGAAGGCCCAGCGCCCAATGCGCTGCCGGGCTGCCCAGCTCTGCCAGGGCGCGCGTGTTGCCCAGGCTGTCGCTGCAGCTCAGCGCCACTAGCGGATAGCCCTTACGGCTCTCGGGCAGCAAGATCTGGCGCGACACGCCCTCATCCTTCGGCGCCCAGGCCAGGGCGAGCAGTTGCTCGCGGTCACGGACCACGCCGCCGAAGAAACCGCCCGCGAAGGGGGTGCCGTGGGCCGGCAGGGATTGAATAGAAAAGGACATGGCTACTCCTTTAGAGCCGGGTTGGTGAGAGGGAAAGGGGTCGTTCCGAACCGTTCCGAATTTGTCGGAACCGTTCGGAATGACCCGAGCGGGCAAAAAAAAGAGACTTCAGTGCATGACGACATGCACTGAGCCCCACGAAGAAAAAGCCGCCGGCCGCGCCGCCACCCACAGGAGGAACAGAGGAGTGCAAAGGCTGCGCACGGCCACCGCTGAGAGCGGCCACGTGGCGGAAAATGGCTTGAGGGCAGCTCACGCCCACAAGCCCACACGAAAAGGAAAGATTGATGAGCGACAACCAGCAAGCGCTGCCGCTGAATGCAGACACCGTGAATGCCATAGTCAACGCCCTCGGCGCAGTGGTGTTCGCCACCGTGCGGGCCATGCCGCCAGCGCAGCAAGCCCAGTTCGCAAACGACCTGGCACGCCTGGCAAGGGCGGAAGAACGGGGCGGCGACTTGGCGACGGAAACCATGCTGATCACGCTGCACCGCGCGGCAGTAGCTGCTGCCGACTGATCGACACACCTGCGAGTACGAAGCCTTTGGGGGCCGCCCAGGCTGCGAACCTGGGGCGCCACCAAGACAACAGGAGCGATAGCCATGAGCAACACATCCTTCAGCCTCAACAGCCCCATCGGCACCTTCTGGATGACACCAGACGATGCAGGCGCTTGGCGCGTGTACTTCGGCGAAGAAGAGCTGGGGGCGTACGCCTCACCAGAGGAAGCAGCGCGCGAGCTGGCCACGGGAGACGCTTGCTGGCCCGGGGGGATCGACCCGCACACCCTGGAACTGCCCGTCGAGCTTGGGGCATGGACACGCCACGACGGACGAGCGCGGTAGCGGAGGGATGGCATTCAGGCCACCCCCTGCGCTTCGGAATTGATAGCTGCTGGCGCTTGTTGGATAGGGGCCAGGGGCGGATTTACCCAGGAATGCGCAAGATCGGGCCATATTTCAGCCCAATCACGCGGGCGAAGATCTTTGCGACTGACGGCGCCTCCAGTTGCACGCTCAACAGCAAGACATCTCTCGATCGGTACCGGCTTGGTGCCACTGCCCCATCTCGATACAACAACCGGCCTCACGCCAAGACTTCGCGCCAATGCAGCAGCGCGTCCACGCTCCGCAGAAAGGTAGTCAGAAATCAGCATGCGCCAATGTTAGCCCATGGCTTTCATTATTGGAAGCCATGGGCTCATTTATTTTGTTAGCCGAAGGCTCTCAAATCGGCATCATGAAAACTTGTTCAGAGATCAGGCGCGAGAACCTGCTCAAGGTGATCGAGGTAGCGGGCAGCCTTCAGGAGGTCGCAAACAGGCTCGACAAGAGCCATGCCCAGATCAGCCAAATAAAGACACAGGCGAAGCACAGCAAAACCGGCAAACCTCGTGTGATGGGCGACGATGTCGCTCGCCTGATTGAGGACAAATTCGGACTTGAGGTCGGCTGGATGGACAACGACCACGCCTCGCCTTCCAACAGCGTGCCGACAATTGCTCCGAGCTCTGCCGGATGGCCTTTCGACGTTTCCCAGGCTCGGCTGAGCGTGCTGAATCGAGAGGACTGGATTCAGATCAACACATCAATGCGAACGCTTGTTGAAGCCAGGGAACGAGATGCAAGGACAAAAAGGAATGGCACCGCTGGCTGACAGTCCGACAGCCCGCATCTACGAATTCAAACCAAGAGCACCGGTAGGAGGGCCGGAACCATGCGCATAAAGCAATGCCTGAAATGCAACCACAGCGCCGCTTATGAAGGGCCTCCGCCCGCAGCGTGCCCGGCCTGTGGCGCCATTTACAGCAAGGTGGAAGAGGCCCTGCAGAACGGTACGGCCGCCAGACCCAGGCCGCAGCCATCCGCACCGGAGATCAACTATTTCAAGGCAGCGCCCACAGCCCCTGGGAGCACCGGGCCAGATGTCCACGCCTTTGCCGAGCAGATGCGCGCCGAGAGTCTCTACCCCGCGTGGCGTGGCATTGTGGGAATTTTCGCCATCCTCGGCTACGTGGTCGCAGCACTGGCGGCCATCGGCGCCATCGTGGCCGCGCTCAAGGTGTCCTGGCTCTCCGGGCTGGTGGGGCTGGGTGTGGCGGCCTTCATCGCCATCATCACAAAAGTCAGCAAAGAAGCATCGCTGATGCTCGCGGACTTGAGCGACGCTGCCGTGCACCTGGCCGCCAACAGCCAGGGACGCTGACATAGAAGGGGCCCGAATGAGAAAAAAGCCTGCCTCTGTGCCGCTCGGATGCGGCATCCTCATTGCACTATTGCTGCCATGGGGAACTGCTCAAGCCATCAACAAATGCACCGGTGCCGATGGCAAGATAGTGTTTCAGGATGCGCCCTGCATGGGTCAGGGGGAAAAGATCGAAGTGCGCCCCGCAAGCGGCGCCGCACCCAAGCCCGCACCAGCTATGGCTAGCGACGCCGCAGGAGCGAATGCGGCACCTGCGCAGGCCACAGCGCCGGCGCGCAAAGAAAATGTCTTTGGCGAACGCTGGCAACGCCGCACGTATCTGGAAAACCGGGGCATACCGGATGCCCACGCAGCAATTGATGGTCACCAGGCTGATTGCGCCGCGCAGCAGGCCCAGTTGGCGGCCAAAAAGAAGCGCGCTACCAACAGCCTGGCGGGAGCCACCTGGGAAGATTCGATTTCTGGCGAAATGCAAGCGGCGGCAACCACATGCGACACACGCGCTCGCGAACTGAGGGCAGAACTGGATTCGTTGCGAAAGGAACTGCGCGAGTTGCAGGCGAGGCCGTGATTCGCCCATCCACGACATCTTCATAGCCATCTCCTGTTGAGCCGCCAACGCGGCGGCCAATGGATTTTGGCGCATTGGTTAGCCCATGGCTATTGATTTAACGAAAGCCAAGGGCTAACATGCCTCCGCGCCCATCCCGGGCGATGGAGGTCACATGTCGCAATCCCCCCTCGTAGCGCTGCTCTGCACGCTGCAAGAAGCCGAGCAGTTCATTGCGCACGGCGAAGAAACCGATGATCTGCGCCAGCAGATCGCCGTCCTGCTGCGCACCCAGTTGCGCAAGCAAATCCACACCACCGAAGCCGAGTTGCGGGCCGAAGTGGCCCGCACGGGCCAGTGGGGCGATGGGGACGATCCCACCGTACGCCCCACCACACTGGAGGAAGTGCTCAACAGCGCCAGCGCCGAAATCTGGCACGCTGCGCGCTTGCTGAACAAGCTGCCCAAGGGGAGCGATGGGTGGCACCATTGGCATGGCCGCCAGGCGGGGCTGCATGTGTTGCTGCAGCGCTGCGGCGCGCTGCCCGTGGGGCCTATGCGCCGCTCAACCGACAAGCTGGACAGCGCGCTCGCGGCTGTCCGTGCGGAACTGCCCGATGGCTTTGAATGCATGCCCATCGACCTGGCGTACCAGTTTTTGACAGCACACGGTGTCGAGCTGGCCCGCTATGAGACTCCCTACTTCCAGCGCCACCTTGTGGCTGGGCTGCGCAAGCATGAACACGCTGTACCGCTTGACGCGGGCGGTGGCGGGAAACTCGACGGCGAACAGCTCGCCGTCCGCACTGATCTTGATGATTCGGCCAGTCCACATCACAACAATCTTTCCGCGGTAGACGCTGGCGCGAAGCGCCTCTGTGTTGAATGCCGCCATTTCACCAGGATTGAGGACAGCCGCTTCCCCGAACGGTGTGGCGCGCCAGAATGCGGCAAGGATCCGGTGCACGGCAAACCGCTCTTGCCCACATGCGAGCGCGAGCGCGCATCTGCTCGCCCCAAAGCTTGCGGGCCTCGCGGCACCCTGTTCACCCCAAAGGCGATCGATGGGCAAAGCAAAGGCGGTGCCACATGACCGCCGCCGCAATCGCCCCCCCGCCGTCCAGGCCCCGCACCTTCCCCGCCCACTACCAAGCGCACGGACGCCTGTACCGCGCCATCGTCAGCCTGCCCCAGTGCATGTGCGAGCGCAATCGCCCGCTGCAGGAGCGCTGGGTGTTCTTCGACTGCCCTACAGCCGAGCGGGCTGCCGAACGGCTGCAGGAGCTGCTGGCCCTGGCCTGGAACACCAGTACCACGGGCTGGGCCGACAGCGGGCTGATCTACAACATCGTTACCGCGAGTGATGTGGCCGACCAGCACGGTGTGCATGACGACGCGGCCTGGTTCGAGTGCGAATGGGGCTGCGAGGGCACCAAGTACGTGTCCCCGGGCGATGTGGACTACTTCTGCACCCCACGCGTGCGCGCCCGGCTGGAGGCCGCACTGGCCCGGGCCACCCGGGGCGCAGCCCAGGAAGGCGGTGCCGCATGAACGCCCCACGCCTTTCAACCGCCATGCGCAACGTGCTGCATGCGGCCATTCATGGCGGCCTGAGCGCCGCCAAGCTGCGCAACCACGCCACGCGCCAATCCATCGCCGCGCTGCAGCAGCGCGGGCTGCTGGATGCCCAGCACAAGGCCACCCCTTCGGGCCGAGCCTTGTTCTACCCCGACGCGCAGCGGCCTTGCCAGGTCTGGCACCTGATCGGGGCGCAAGGCACCGGCAAGGGCGTGTGGGCCAGAGCCGAGGTGCGCGCGCTTGCCGCCAAGGGCCTTACGGCCTGCCTCATGGACGTGGTTTCCTTCGAGAAGCTTTACGCCGCCAACCCTGCGCGCGTGATTGACGACCTGGGCCCGATCCATGTGCTGATGCTGGAGAGCAACCGGGATCTGACAGGCACGCCGCCCCACTGCATGGCGGGCGACCGGGTGCTGCGCTTTCCTACGGCCGCCTCGCGCAAGCTGGTCGCCGACCTGGTTGCGGCAAGCGAGGCCGAGACCCGGCGCCCGGGCATCACCGCGCTGTACGACCAGTTGCGCGCGTGGTACCCGCAGTGGAGCGAAGAGCGGCTGGTTGAAGCCGCCAAGGGCATGTGGACCCGTGCACCCGACGCGCCTGCGCTCCAGCGCCTACTGGCCGAGTACACGCGGCAGAAAGGCCTGCGCCCGCGCATGGAGCATGCCGCACTGCTCAAGGCCTGCCTCACCATCTTGCACGCGGAGGGGTTGGCATGCTGATGTTCCGCATCTCCGTTCCTGGCGTTGCCCAGTACCGCGGCCTGTTCGCCAGTTGTGCCGCGGCGCAAGAGGATGCAGCGCGCAAGTTCCCGGGCACGCACCCCGCCAGCGTGGTGTGCCTTACCCGGCTTGCATTGCGGAGGGCCGCTTGATGCCAGCGCCCATCCAACTCCAGGGGCCGTACACCCGCCGCCATGCGCGGCGCTGGCGCGTGGCCCTGGCCGTGGCGGCAGCGCTGCTCTGTGCAGCGCCGTTCGCCGCCTCGGCCATCGCCACCTACCTCGGGGCCTAGCCATGGGCGCGCTGCTTTTACGCATTCGCGGCCAGGTTTCGTCCGCCGTGTGCCGCACCACGCCCAAGGGCCAGCCGGTGCTGGTGGTGCTGCTCAGCGATGCATCGGGCCAGGAGGTGCGCGCCACGCACGCCTACGCCGATGCCTCTCCATCCAGCCACTACGCAGCCGCGTCGCTTGCCCGCAGCCTGCGCGGCCAGGTGGCCGAGCTGGACGCCATCAACCCACGCTTCAAGCAGCGCCGCCTCGACTGCGACGCATCGCACATCTACCCCGCCCAGTCGTCCACCCATACACGCAAGGATCTCGCATGAAGCGCCAACCCCAAGAATCGGGAGCCCAGCAGCAGCCTGGCCCGAAGCTTATCCCCATCAATGCCGGCCGCCATTTCGGCGGCGCCAAGGTATCGCCACTGCAGCAGCCCGCGCCACCAGTTGCCGCGCTTGCCCAGCGGCGCAAGAGCGAGCGGCTCCAGATCGCCAGCAGCGCCACCCCGATCCGCAACAGCACCGTGCGCGGCGGCGAGCCCTACACCTGCCCGGAGTTGGCGCCCTATTCCACCCGCGCCGGCGCGCTGGATGCCTACGCGCTGCCGTCCATCACCATGGGCCGCCGCGTGGAACCCCGGAGGCCCGGCCATGGCAACTAAAGACCCCCTCATTGGCCGCCTGGTGCGCGTGAACGGCGACGCCACCACGCTCAAGGGAAGGCCCCACCCCAACGCCGGGGAAGA